TCTTGGGTTTTCTTTTTCATAATTAAGCTGTATAATTAGGTGTCCAAGTTTGTACTCCGTATTCTGCGTCCCTTTTATCGTCTGCCTCTAAAGGAAGTCCGTAAGTGCTAATATCAGTAGAAGTAACATCATTAGTAGCGTATTGAGTATAATAACTATTAGGAGCTTGTAAATTAGGAGCGTCTGCTTCTCTGCTTACATTTAATAAACTTGTTAATTGTGGTATTTCAGTTAATGCAACAATACTAGAGTGTATTCTTAAAGAGTAATCACTTCTATAATAGTATGTAATTTCATAAACTTCAGGACTTGGTAAAACTATTGTAGAAGTTAATCTATAAGCTGAGGTATCTAAATTAACTGCTCCACTTGTATTAGAATTGAATATTGTTATGTTGAATATAGCGTACCTGTCATTTATTGTATAAGTAGGATTAGTATAATCTTCGTTAGCTGGTTTAGCTATAACGCTTCTTTGGTAATTGCTATTTAATCCTCTAAATTTTAAGAGTATAAAATTATCCTCTGGCAAATCTACATACGCTTTTAAATTTTCATATAAATTTAACTCATTACCAACTACTGAGGAGCTTGTTATATTAAACTGATACATATAATTTATTAATATATTCGGTTGCTATTTGTCTTTTTTCTAGTTCTGTTGTAGCAGCTTTCATTTTTGCCTCAAACTCTAAAGCTATTTGTTCATCAACTACCATTAATCTACTGCTGCATTGTAGTCAATATCTTCATCAATCTTAACTTCCTTTATTTTTACTTTCTTTTTTGGTTTAGGAGTATCGTTTGTAAAATACCTTTCTTTATCTTCATCACTTAAATTATTTACTTGATGAGGTTGTAATTCTCCATACGCCAAATTCATATTGATTGGTTTATAATCTTTGTATTCGTTTTTTACTTTCCAAGCCATAATTAGTTATTTATTATAAATATAAAACACTAGATATTGTTCACAGATTGCACTTTTTATAAAACTTTTTTAATAGTATTTAAAAGATTATAAAATTTAGTTAATAAAAAAGGGTTACCGAATAGATAACCCTTTTAGTATTGAGTAGCGATTAGCTATTAAGTACCAACAGTTATATTTAATTTATCTTCATCAGATAATCCATCAAATGGATATTTATCTGTTCCAGCTCCAGCAGTTGCAGGTAACCAAATTAATGGGTCTGCTTCCTCTGCTCTTAATTCTAAAGTATATCCTGTTAAGTCTGATTTAGCTGCTCCTGTTACAGCAGTACCACCTGAAACATCACAACCATCATTCATTCCTAGCAAAAATACATTATCGTTTGCGTCTAAAACAAATACTTGACTTCTATTATAAGAAATAAGTTTAAGTTCATTAGATTGAGCTGCTGTTAATTTTTGTAGCGTTACTGATAGAGTTTGTTCAAACCAAGTTGTACCTGTTGCAGGATCACTATTTATATTTACTGTCATAGAAGATAGATTAGGGCGTAAATCATACTGAAATACATTTACATAAGTACCACCATATATATCCCAATCTGCAAAACCTGCTGTAGTCATTACATTATCTGAAAATGTAGCTCCTGCTCTAATATCAGCGCTATATGTATTTACAAAAAATATTTTCTTTAAGCCACCTATCTGATCCTTACAATCTACGAGCCTTCCGATTGTTAAATTACAAGCCATTTTATTTTATTTTATTTAATTAATATTCCTTTTAAAAAAGAGGGTAAAATTAATTACCCTCATTTATTTAATCTACTATGCGTGGAATGTACAACCAACAACCCCATCAGCAGCAACAGCAGTTTGTACTCCAACAGCGAAGTTCATAACAACTCTTACATTATCGCTTCCATCGAATTGATATGTTGGTATCACTCTCGCTTCAGTCCAGTCCGTAGCTAAATTAGTTCCGAAAACCATATTTTCCCTATATGTTAGAACAATTGCGTCATCAAAAATCCCTGGACAAACATAGATAGGAATACCTAAATATGTAACTGCTTGGAATGATTGATCTGGTCCCATATTATTAATACCTTGATGCGAAGTAAACGCTCCCTGTCCTGCTAATTGCTGAATATATAAACCATAAGTTTTATTGTTTACATAAAAACCAATATCAGGTTTTGATAATATTCCAGGACATTGTGCAACTGCTTTATCATAACAAGCAGCAAACTGTGTAATTGCATTTGCAGCAGTTACAGCACTAATATCAGCTTCAAAGAATGATTTACAAGCACTAGCCTCTAGTCCTGTTTCATCAAATGTTCCATCATCAGATAAAAAACCAACTCCAAAAGGAGAAGATCCTTTCCAAATTGAGTTTTCTAATTGTTGTCCTGCTCTACCTGCAACAGTAGATAATAAGAAGTCCTCAAATGTATTTGGTAGATTACCATTTCTATCCATATTTTCGCCAATCCAGGTAGGAAAGATTGTCCCCCGACAAATTTCCTCATTCACTTTTAAATCAGTAAGCGTAAGAACTTGCTCAGTTAGAGAAGTATCATTACCACTTGAGAATGCACAAGTGGAAGCAGATACAATAGGGTCATCACAAGCCAAGTTGTTTATAACTGCCTTAGCATTTAAACCATCTATTGTTCTTACATAACCTTTAGCAACTGTGTCTGGAGATTTAACCGCAGCAGTTACATAAGGCAAAGCTAACTTACCTGCGTAAGTATTGTCAGTAACAGTTATGTCAAACTGATACTCTTTTGATAAATTGTAATTGTTATTCGCCATTTTTTTAAATTTATTTGTTATTAATGTAATATGCAGCTCTTTCTTGTGCTGACATTGTTGCTAAATTTGGTTTTTCCAATTTAGTATCATTTTCTGGATTGTGGGTAAACCCCTCAGCTCCTGGTTGTTTTTCTAGTTCAACAATTTTAGATTTTAAGTGTTCAACTTCTTCAACTAAACTATTAACTACGTCTATACTCATTTCAATTTTTTCTTCTTCAACAACTTCTTCAGTTTCTTCTTTAGCTAAATCCTCTGTTTCTTCTTCAGCTTTTTCTCCAAATACTTCTTTTTCTAAAGCAGCTATTCTATCTTTCATTTCTTCAAATGTTTTAGCCCAATCAGTATCTTCAGCGTCAGCCATTTCTTCTTTACTTGCTTCTTCTACATCTTCAGCTTCTTTTTCTTCTCCTAGATCAGTAATTTTAGAATTGTCATCTATGCTTATTTTAGCTCCATCTTCCATAGTATAACTTCCAGCAGATAATTTTTCTGTTTCTCCATCATCTCCAACTACATAAACTTCAGAGCCTATCATAAATTGTTCATCTTCGGTTGCTAATACTCTACCATCATCTAGTATCATTTCAGCATACATTTTAACTTTTTTACTATCCTCTTTTTTAGATAAAAGAGTTTTGATTTTTTCTAATGTACCCATAGTTCTTTTTTTTATAAATATTAATTTTTAATTATTGTTCACAGGACTAGCGTTTTACTGTCCTATTTTTTATAGCAGAACACACTTTAGCAGCAGTTTCTTTATTACCATATTCTTTTACCATATCCCTAATACATTGATCCCACGGATATTTAGCTAGAGCCTGTCTATTTACAAAACTAGCATACTCTACATACTTATATTTTTTGGTGTATTTCTTTTTCTTTTTACCAAATTCATCTTCTACATATTCTTTCTTTACACTTTCTTCGTGAGTATCACAAGCCATAAATCTAACCACACCATTTACATTATGGGTATGAAATCCTGAACACCCTTTAAACATTTCCGCGTAGATCTTAGCTTCTTCTTTAGTAGCAAATAAAGGCTCTCCATCTAAAGCTCCTACAACAGCTAATTCATTCTCTAGTATTAAATCTCTTATTTTTCCTAATGTAATCTCATCAGGACAATCAACGCAATCTTCAGCTAAGTCAATTATGTCTTTAGGTTTTGACGCTTCAATTAATTTGTCAGTAAAATATCCCTCTATACTAAATCCTTTTATTTCGCCTGATTTAACTTTTTCCCACATTTCATTATTATTGATTTTCATTTTTACAAACCACGTGCCGATTGGAAGATTTTTAAAACCAAAAGAATTAGATTTATCATTTTTTTTATCTTCTTTAATCCAGCTCTCTACAACGCTTATTCCATCAACAGGTAGCTTATGCTCAAGCGTAGCGTTATTGTTCCTTAAACTGCTCATAAATAGCTCCTGAGCCTGTTTAATAGTATCTTCACTAAAGAATACTATAAATTCTTCGTTTTCTTCTTTGTTAAATCTTTTGATTTCCTTATTAGGAATGAGTACAGCCCCAACTAAAGTCTTTTGTTCTTCGTCTAATTTGGCTAGTGATAAAAAGTTATCTTTTGAAAAGAATACCCAATTTTCTTCTATGGCTGGAAATTCAACTAGGCTAATTGCCTCTACGCCAAACTTCTCACTTTCTTCGTCAATAATTAGTTCAACTCTTTTTAGTTTTTTCTTACTCATACTAATAAATATAAAATGTTCATTTTTGTTTATAACGTAGCTTGTAACTCTAAATCATTTTGTAGAGCTTGACTACTTGTTAC